TTTTTTTTTTTTTTTTTTGATCAAAATTTGAAATACCCAATAAGTGTCCTAATTAGCCAAGTTAAACCAAATTAAAACTGAAGTCGAATTGAAAATCTATTTAACCTGTAAATTTATTGAGCCACTCCAAGTGGAGCTGTTTCCAGGGCTTTATGTCAAAGCCGTCCTCAACAAACGGCTTGAACAATTCATTGTATTCCTCCTCTCCACAAAAGTGGGCGAGGCGGGACACACTTTCCAGTTTTTCATTCAGTGTTCCAGGTTTATACCAAGAAAGCATAGCCTGTAAATTTGAAATTTCCATAACTGGAGCCCAAATGCCGGCAATCTTTCGAAAGCGGCGTTTTAAGAACTGAATGTCCTTCATGCTCTTTGGGGTGAAAGTCTCTCCCTTATCAGCTGGTGTTATTTTGTATCCAATCCTAGCCATAAAATCCTTAATTCTGTCAAGATCAAGTTCATGGTCTGAGGCAGCAACAATGTCATCACCATAAGCAAGCATCTGTAAATCATCCCATTCAAAGTTAGAGTAGGTATAATAGAAAGCAGCGTGCAAGATTATGTTATTAATGATAGTGTTGATTATTGAAGTTCCAGCAGTGCCTGAAGGCAGCCCACCACGTATGGTGATGCGCTTGTCCTCATAGCAATGAACCGATTCAACAAGTGAATCGATCATGAGAGAGCAACGTTGATCAAAACCGTTGTCTGGGGTAAAGATGAATTCTTTAAGAACTTCAAAGATGGATTCAGAGTGAGAAGCATCAAAGTTAGAGTAGTCAAAGTCATACTGATATTTGAAGCCACCTAATTTAAATCCATAGTTCGCCCACGCCACATCAGGGTCACATCCGACAGCTGAGCCAAGTTTGAAGCCGTGGTTCTGGTGGAAACCTGCCATAAACCTTCCCATTACAATTCTGAAAGCCAAGACATGATCCAACGGGGTCACATCAATTATTCTGGTTTTTCCAGCCTTTACTTTTTCAATGGGTCTAATTTCATCTTTTAAAAATGTTTGATAAAGAGTTTCTGGTTTTCTGCCTGCAAGCCACATTCCAAGTCTACACTTAAGTTGGTCATCAGTGATCTCACATTTTTGAAAGTCAATCATCTGTTTCCTTGTCTTTTTGTAGGGCAAACCTGAAGCAGTTTTGGGGTCCAAGCGGTCAAGTCCAGGAATTCCAGCAATTGCCTCTTCAACTGTAAGAGGCTCTTTGTCAATATTCTTTAACCTTTGAGCATAAACCTGGGCAGCGAGCTTCAAAGACTGCCAAATTGAAGTGTCTTTATCAATTACCACGTTATTCACGTGTTTAGAGAAAATGACTGAATCAAAATCAACACCTGGGTTTAGTCTAGGGTCATTTTTGGAAAGCACAGCAGGGCCGTAATCTTTGGTTGCTGGGTAAGTTGCATGAGTTCTCTTTAGTTTTGATTGTCTAGGTACATGCACTCTCTCTCCTATCTCCTCCTTAATGATTAGTCCTTGCACTTGAGGGGGATAAAAGTATTCCAAAACTGTTTCAACCATTTTCCTGGTTACTCTGCTAGCCACACTAACACCGCCACCACCAGCACAATGGATGCCTAAGATACCAGAACTGTCTCCAAATCTGGTAACCACAGCGGATCCACACATGCCAAAGTATGAGGATGCCTTGTATAGCATAACAAAGGGGATTGGGCCGATGTTTGTAGGTATCTCTTCTTCATAACGAAGAAAAGAACCTTCTCTTAACATGTTGATGTTGTCGTTAGACAAAACCGTAATCCTCGTTCCGGGCAAGAGTTCAGTTTCAAGGTTCAGAAAGAGTTTTGAAAGGTTTTTCCACTCCGGGCCATTGCTTATCTTAACGGCTGCAACATCTGTCAAGCCGTACTCTGTGTCAAGAATAGCAATTTCCACATCATCAATGTTATATTCAGTGCCTGCAACCGAGAATCGTTCTTCAACGGTCTCAATTGCGTGTTTGTTCACAAGAAAAACTCTTTTCCCCACAAAAAGACATGATTGCACATACTCTCTGTTTCCAAATCTCATTACAAAGGGCTGAACATTATTCATTATCTTCTTCTCAAGATCCAACAAAGGGCTCTGGGCTTTTAGCTTTAGAGTTTTCAGATCCTTCTTTGATGGTCCATTGTAAGGGCCTTCTGTTTTAGTTTCTTCTTCCTTCTTTGTATCTGGTTCATCCACAGCTTTACCAGCAGTTTCTGATTTTAGGTAAGCTCCAGCTGCTAGTGCTGCACCAACAGCGGCTACTACACCAAGACCTGATAAGAACATTTTTAGAAGATTAACTGTTTCCCTGTGTTTTTCATGTTGTACTTTTATTTCTTCTGCTACCATTTCCAATGCTTGTTGTTTCCTCTTCTTGTCTTTGATTTTGTTCCATTCCTCAAGACAGTCAACAATGACGACACCTTCGTCATCTTTGGTGTAGCCAACAATCTTTGGAGACTGCATGACTAATCCTTCAAGCATGCCACTGGTGGTCCTTTTTGACTTTATCTTTTTCACAATCATGTCTACTAATTCTTTGAGGTTCATTGTTTTCCCTGATCTCAAATTCTGAAGTGCAAGTCCAGTTGTGTGTAAAAGCTGACAGTCACAGTTGTAAGGAAATTCACCGGGTCCATCTGGCTTCAGGGCGATAGCAAGGTCCAGCTTACCGTTTCGGGTTGCTGCTGAACCGGGGGTTACTCCAATGTCAAAAGTGATGCGTCTTTCAACTGCACCACGATCAGAAATTGTAAGTGGTCTAAATTCTGGTAAATTTGTTGTTGCAATGATGAATTGCGATTTAAAAAGAATTCCTTTGTCTCTCAAATCGGCCATAGATGGTCGATACTGGGCACATGAAATCATTTGGCAAAAAGTTCTGAAATCCTCACCGTCCGGGTTCTGTCCAAGGTCATCCATTATCATGGAAAATTGTCCGTGGTATCCATCCATGTGTTCAGTGTCTGGAGAGAGTGTGTATACTGATTGGGTTCCTGTGAGAGTTTTTGAAACTGCTGCAGCGATAACAGTAGCTGCTGCTGATTTTCCCGCTCCGGGTTTCCCGCGAAGCACCAAAACAACAGGTTCCATTCTGGGGGCATCTGTGTCAACTGAGGTGAAAGAACGGAAGTATGAAGCAATGTTCACCCTACCGAGCTTTGTTGCTGAGTCGACAAGCTTGTCCATAAAGTCAAAGGAGTTTTCTGGTCTCACAAAAGTCTTTCCAACATTGTAGTCATTTATTGCCTTACAGTGTTTGGGACTATCCACAAGCATCTTCTCAAACTGAACAGCTTCATTCTCTTCTTCGAGCTCAAGCCACTGTTTAATCCATCTTATCAAACTCCGAATAGAGTCAACCATCCACTGAGCACCCTTTGCGGCATTGAAAAATGTCACAACATCTCTGAGGTCAAGACCTTGAGCAAGACAAAAGGGGGGGGGAGAAATTCTTAGTCTTCTCGACATGAATCTTTTTATTTTGTCATACCAGTCCAAAAACGATATGCCATCTGAAATGAGTATAGCAGCAGCAGCAAGATATGCTGAAGGTCCCTGGTTGTGAACAAGAAATCCAAGTGCAGTCAACTTGGTTAGAAGACACAAGATATCTCTCAAGAAGTAAGAGTCTAAGCACATATGTTTAAAAGAATTCCATTTGGCCATTAAATTGTTTAAAGTAGAAAGAAGCCTATTTACATTATCAAGTGTTTCTGGGTCTCTAACAAGCCTAATAAAGTCCGATGTTGGACCTTGGACACAAAACTTTGAAAAGTTAGGGCCCGGGTTTGTTTCTACATCACCTGAAAGCTGTATTTTTCTATAGGATAAGTACTTTCTAGGGGCTAAACCATCTGAAGCAGCCATCCTGACGCGTGAACTCGGGTTTGGTTGAACAAGACGGGGTAAAGGTCTGGGCACATAACCTCTGAAATTTTTGTATCTAATATAGACCATAAATTTGTCAGCCAAAGTGTTACTCTTTACCACAATATTTCCAAATCCATTAGCTGGGGCAACACCGTACAAACCTTTTGTGTTTGAATAGTCTGGATAACCATCAAAATACAAAGGAAGAAGCGTTAGAGGAGTTGTCATTGGAATGTCAAAAGATACCTTGTTTTGGTCGTTGGACCAAAAAGTTGGGTTTAGAGAATACAAGGATGAGGAATCTTTTCTATCTTCAGTAAAGAAAGACCAAGACTGGGGATTGGAAGTCTCACTGGTAATCATTTCTATCTCATCTAGTGGAGCGCCAACCGGTAGCCAGGTGACACGCCACGGACCAGCAACGCCTGCATCAGGCACCACTGTTACTTCCAGATCTGCAGTATAGTAAGTGAAGGGACAAGATCTGTAAAGATGATAATCACCCTGACCAAACAAAAGTCTTTTCTTCGCACCTGTTGTTCCTGTCTGGTCAAACATAGCAAAAACGGTATAGGCAGCACCACAGAAAGAGGGATTAGGGGCAAGCATCAAAACTTTCTTGTAACCGTTATCTGCATTTGCCAAATTGTTAAAAGATTTTATGATTCCATTTGTATCTGTTAAAGTAGCCACCGTAGCAGGAGTGTTCTTTGTTGATTCAACAGTTCCAATATATCTGTATCTGTCAAAGAAAAAAGAGGTATCCGAATGGGCAACTTTAATACCAACACTGTGTCCTCCAGTTAGAGAAGCATCATGGTTACTGCTAGTACCTTTTTCTGCATTGTCATGGGGTTCTGGGTCTGGAGAGTGCAGGTTGAAGGGGGGGGCAATTGGGAGGCGGTAAGAAAAATCCGACCCACCTGATAGCATTACTAGTATGTGTTGGTTTGGGGGGGTATTTGCTGGGTAGGTTAGAGCATTTAGTTTGAAAATTGAAAACCAACCATCTACGTTGACGGCTGAGGAAGTAGAGACAACATTTACTCTAAAGTCAACAGTAGATATGAAAGGCACAACAAATTCAAAGGTGGACTGAAGTCCTAAATCCCATATAGCATAAGTAGACATCATTGCTTGTTCAACAGTGGTTGGTTTGTCAGCACCTGGAGGGGTGTAACAACACAGCAGTTTTCCACGGGTCATGCTTGTTGTAGCTGAGATCAAAGTGAATTGTAAACTACCTCTGTAATTTCCAAAGTAACGACCCAAACCTGCAACTAGGGTGTGGGCATAGTGAGGGTCAGAAAGAACCACGTTAGACTGAAAAACGGGGGCATCTGATTTATTATTGTTGACCTCGAAATATGGCTTGTTTTCGGTAACTGTGCAAAAGGTTGGCACCTTCGCAAGAGAAACCAAATCTGTTATTGGGGCTGGCATGAAGTCTTTGGGTGGAACAACAGTCATACCATAACAGGGTTCAGTCACATCTGGCACAGTTGAACTAAACTGAAATGAGTGATGAAAGGGTCTAGTAGGAAAGGGTGATTGGGCAGCTGGTTTGGGATGTCTCAAGCCATTGAAAACAGATCCAGTTGGAGTAAGCGTGAGAGTCATTTGTACATTGGGAGATGCACCACTGCCTATTTGCAAAGGTGAGAGAACCATTACCACCACAGTCCAAATATTATGTACAGAAGGGTCTGAGCTGGGAGCCACATTTACATAGGGAACACTAACTGTTGCCATAGTTGTTTCTTTTGGGTTTATTAGTTGGTGTGGATATAAAAAGAATTGCTCTGGGGTTGTGGAAGCCAGGTCAAATGTGTTTTTGTCATCTATTTTTCCAACTAAAGCAGAGTCCTGGTTGTAGGTGTTTGAGTCCTTGAATAGAGTTGTATTGAAGCCTGCAGCAACAAGATCAATCCATTCCAGATCATCACTGATTTTCCTAACAAATTCTGGAACCATGAACAAACCAATCAAACCTGAATGAAAGGGAGATGTGTTAATCTGTAAGGTTGCAGTCCATCCTGTTTTGGTGTATGCATGTGTGTTCATGTTTTTGGAAAACAGATTACCTACTGCGTCTTTTGACATGTGTGATGTTCTGTAGACAAGTGCACTGTATGAATTTTGACTTGATGTCCAATCTTTGAGGGGTATTATGAAGCTTCTTTGTGTTGCTGGTGTCGCCTTGCTTGCACGATCACCGCAAGATGTTGGTTGGGAGGTATCAGTCTCCTTGTTGTAACCATGCAAAATGCCTTCAGTTGCCTGTGAGCTAATTGCCGTATTGCCTTCACGCAGTGTCAGAATTCTATCACCCATGTTCGTAGAGTTTTCTGCGCTCGGGGTTGCAAGAAATCCGGCCGCATTAAAAGCAGAAGCTGCAAGTCCAAGAAAGCCAGAGACAGTACCATTTTCAGGAGTAGTATCGCTACCGACCCCCTGGGCAGAAGCATCAACAGAGCCATAATACTGGTTAGCATAAAAGTTATTAACAATAGTCCCTTGATTGCCATTGCTTGACACAGACTCCTTGCTATTGTTTGCACCCATATTGACAGACGTGTAAATTAAAAGAAAACCTAGTCCCCTAGGTTATTTGCCAGGCCTTGGGCAATTTTTAAATTTGTGCTCCGGTGTAAAGCACCGGAGACAAATCTCCTGATCAGATCCTGTGCTGAGTGAGCAAAG